GCGAGGACGACGGATTGTCTCGACCGGCTGGCGCCCGGCGGGCTGTGGGGACTGAGCGACAGCGGGCGCGGCCATCCGATCGACGTCACGGTCTGGGAAACCATCGCGACGTGTCAGTTCGGCAACGGCTACGACGGCGATGGCCGGCTCGCGACGGAGGACGTCGGCAATGTGAAAGGCTACGAGTGCACGTGCGCGCCGGGCCTGATGACGGTGATGGGCTACGGCAACGGCGCCCGCCGGCCCGATGGGACGCCGCTCTGATGACGCTCGCGTTCCAGGTGTTTGGCGTCGCCCAACCGAAAGGCAACATGCGGGCGATCCACATCCCGGGCATGAAGTACCCGATCGTCACCGACTCGAATCGGTCCGTGAAGTCGTGGTCGCAGCTCGTCGCCGAGGGGGCGAATCGTGCGCTCGCGGCGTTGCCGGCGGACCAGCGCGCCGTGCTCGAGGGCCCCGTGCGGTTGACGATCGCGTTCTACTTGCCGCGGCCGAAGAAGTTTCAACGCCGGGGGGTGAATCCGGCGCACCTCACCGCTCCTGACTGGGACAAGCTCTCGCGCGGCGTGAGTGACGCGCTGACGCATGTCGTCTATCGGGATGACAAACAAGTCGTGGAAGCGGTGATCGGAAAATTCTACGCGGGTGTCGACGAGACGCCGCGGGTCGATGTGCGCGTCGAGACGACGGCCGGCGTGCGGCCGATGGTCGTGCCGCCGGCGCCGCTCCCGCTCTTCGCGGAGGCCCCGTGATCATTCCGCCGGATCTGTCGGTCGCGGACCGCCTGGAGAACAGCAGTGCTCGCCTGTCCGGAGTGTTTGATTGTCCGCATTGCCAGCGAACGACGGCATCCGAAGTGGTCGACAGCCGCCACCGCCAGGGCGTGGTGCGCCGACGCCGTATGTGCCTGGTGTGCCGGCAGCGGTATACGACCTACGAACGGGCGATCGATCCGCTCCTCTTCGAGCAGCAACGGGACCGCGCGAAAGCCATCGCGGCCAAGCTCCGCGACATGGCCGCGGCGTTGGAGGTCTGGTGACATGACGACGTCGCAGCAGCGCTACCACCTGGCCCTAACGGAGGTCGCCCGCGAGTATGCGCGCATCCGCGCCGCCCTCGTGGCTGCCCGGGAGGACGCCCTCGCGCAGGCGCAGGTGTGCGCGCTGCAGATCGAGCTCGTCGATCTCGAAGCCCTGCACGTGCAGGAACACTTGCGCGAGCTCGAGGGCGACGAGGAGTTCATCGCGTCATGATCATCTTTGCGGCGGACCATCCGCGGGTGCTCGATGGCACCTACGACCAGGAAGGCTACACGCCGAAGGAACGCCGCGCGCAGGCCCGCTCGGCTCGACGCGGCCCCCTCTGCCCACCCAGCGGTAATTCTGCCGTCGGGACGGAGGGCGGCGCGTCGGGCCGACTCACTGAAAGGATCCCCACGATGCGCTTATTCGATGACGACGGGATCGGCTGCTATTGTGACGACATCGGTCACAAACTCGAGAAGACGAAGGACGGGAAAGAAATCAAGCTCGTCGATCTGACGCTCCGGGTGCAGCCGTTCACACCGGAGCTCGCCGTGTCGCTCGACCCCGACGTGCGCGCGTTGCTGTTCTCGATGAGTGATGCGACGCCCAAACCAAAGCTGAAAGAAGTGAAGTTCGCGCTGACGGTGCCGAAGCAGCAGCTCGCGATTGCGTTGCTGCCCGAGCTCGGCGAGCAGATCGTGCTCTGCGATTGCGACATCACCCGCGTCCGGGCCCGGACCGAGAAGGGCGTCGACGGGTTCGGCCTGGTGTTCCATGTCTCGTATGGGCCCGCCAGTCCGCGCGAGCTCGAGTACGTCTGCGACTGGCTGACCCAGCAACGGTTCATCACGTTCCAGCCGCAACAACCCGCGCTCGATTTCGCCGGCAAGGACCCGGACGACGACGCCGTCGAGCCTGCGCGCCGGGTGCCGCGCCGGAACGCGCGGACGGTGGCGAAGGGCGACGAGTTGCGCCCGGGTGTGCACGCAGAGCACTGACCCTATGCCCGAGATCGCGATTTACCAAGACTCGAAAGGACACGGCACTTGCCGCAGCTGCGGCGCCCGTGTCGAGTGGGCGGAAACCGTCCGGGGGAAACGGATGCCGTTCGACGGAACGATCGTCGCGACGCGCAGCCAGGGGAATCCGATCACGGGCCGGGTGATCGAATACGTCGACACCGCCGTGACGCCCTCGCACTTCCAGATGTGTCCCGACGCGAAGACGTGGCGGCGGCCGCGATGACGGGGTCTCAGGGGTCTCAAGGGGATCATGGGTATCAAGCCTGACCCGCGGGTCGTGGCCGCCCGCCGCGACGAGCTCCACGCTCAGGGCCGTGTCGCCTATTGGCTGGTCGTGAGCTACCAGGACGGCCTAGATCTGCTGGCAGGCCAGGTGCCGGCGGCCGTGCGTTCGCAGTTACGCGCGACGCTCAAGCGCGCCCGCGCCGAGTCGGCCGCCGAATATGCCGCGCGCGTGAGTGAAGCCGAGGACCGATCATGATTGACGTTGTTGCAGATACCACTCGGGCCGCGGTGATTGTGTTTCTGGATGTCGACCTCTGGTACCCCGTGATTGCCTGGGCGGTCGACGTCGACGAACACGGCGACCATGCGGCTCGGGCATGGCCCATCATCCTGGGCCCGCTGCCGCCGGGCTACTGCGTGGTTCTCGATCGGACCCTCGAGTACCTCTTCCCAGAGGAGCAGCGCCGATTCGATTCGCTCGACGAGGCGCGCGCGTACGGGCAATCACGGCGGCAGGGGACGTGATGCCGATGGCGCCCCCGCGTGCGTGTGTGACCTGTGGTCGGGCTGGCTGTTCGGTCCATCGCCGGCCGAGCGCGGCTCAGCGTGGGTATACGAAGGCGTGGGCCACGTACGCGGCCCAATGGCTGCAGCGCTACCCCTGGTGCGGGATGCGCCAGGACGGACAGCAGCACCGCGAGGATAGCCGGTGCACCCAGCGTGGCCTGCGGACACCGGCGCGGGTCGTCGATCACATCCACGCGATCGCCGATGGCGGCGCCGTCTTCGACCCGGCGAACCATCAGTCATTGTGCGTCGCGTGCAATACGCGGAAAGGGTAAACACCAGCGGTGCAGTCAACGATCGGACGCGCACGGTCGGCCAGGCGGTTCAACACCGTCGCACGTAGCGACATCGGCGCGAACGGTGTCGTATTGCGGAGCAAGGGAGGTCGGAGGTGACTGCACCGATCCCCCGAGCTCGAGCGTGACAGCCTCAAGCGTGGGGGGCCGATCAATCGCTGGCGGCGGCGCGACCTCGGGAAACCGCCCAGGGCAACTTTTCATCGTGTCGTTTTTGAGATTCAAATCATGAAAGGGCGAAAGCCAAAGCCGGCGGCGGTTCGCGCCCTTCACCACACGCCGACGCGGTCGCATCACCATGACGTGGCGCCCGATCCCGACGCCGCATCGGTCGATCTCGCCGACGTCGCCCCGCCGGCAGGCTTGGTCGCGGCCGAACGCGCGTATTGGGATCAATTCGCCCCGCTGCTCGCGGGCGCCAAGGTCCTGAGTCCCGCGGACGTCGAGACACTGGCGGATTACTGCCGGGCCTGCGTCGCGGTTGATGAACGCGGACGACGCCTGCGCACGGCCTTCAAGCGGCGGACGCTCGAGGTCCCGCTTGTCCGGCTGCTCGATAGTCAGCTGCGCGGGTGGGTGGACCGCAAGACGAAGCTGGCCGGCGAGCTCGGGCTGACGGCGATCGCGCGGACCCGGGTCGCGTGGACGGGGCATGCGGCCGTCATCGATCCGGCCAAACGGCCGCAATCGCGTCTCGCGCAACTCCAGCAGGAGGCGCTGGCGCTGCGGCGGCCGCTGGCGGTCGGGTCATGACGCGGTTGACGCATCGCGTCGACGAGTACGCCGCGCGCGTGCACGCGGGCGAGCTTGTGGCCGGTCCGCTGGTGCGTCTCGCCTGCGATCGCCATCTGGCGGACCGCCACCAGGCCGCCAGGAAGGCCGGGCATCCCCTCGGGATGGTCTTCCACGAGGCGGCCGCCGACCACATCATCACGTTTTTCGAAGAGGTCTTGCGGCTGCCGGATACCCTCGACGCCGATGGCGACCCGATTCCGTTTCGGTTGACGCCCGCGAATACCTTCATTGTCGGCTCGCTCTTCGGATGGAAGATGGCTGACGGGTGGCGACGGTATCGCGAGGCGTATATCGAGATGGGGAAAGGGGGAGCGAAGACGCCGGTCGCGGCCGGGATTGGGCTCTACGGGCTGACGATGGATGGTGAGCAAGCGGCGGAAATCTACTCGGTCGCCTCGGGCATCGACCAGGCGCGGATTTGTTGGTTGGACGCCGATCGGATGGTCGAGGCCTCGCCCGATCTGAGCGACCTGGTGCATCGGGGCAAAGACAACCTCGCCTACGCGGCGACGTATTCCTGGTTCCGACCGCTCTCGAAAGAGAAACGGGGCAAGTCGGGCCCCCGCCCGCATTTCGTGATCTTCGACGAGATGCACGAGTACGCCGACGCCGTCGTCGTCAACAAGATGCGCGCGGGGACGAAACGGCGCCGGCAGCCGCTGTCGGTCGGGATTACCAACAGCGGGTACGATCGGACGTCGATCTGTTGGCAGCACCACGAGCACAGTCGCAAGATGCTCGAGGGCGTCCTCGAGGACCCGCGCCTCTTTGCCTTCGTGTGCGGACTGGACGAGGGCGACGATCCGCTCACCGATCCGAGCTGTCATGCGAAGGCGAATCCGAATCTCGGTTACATCATCCAGCAGGACTATCTCGATCGGCAGGTCGAGAACGCGCGCCATATTCCCAGCGAGACCAGCACCGTGCTGCGCCTCAACTTCTGCGTCTGGACCTCGGTGCATCTGCCGGCGTTCGACATGGCGAAGTGGCGGCAGTGCGGCGGCCTGGTCGTCACCGACGACGAGCTCGTGGGGCGGCCGTGTTGGGGGGGCCTGGACTTGGGCCAGAACGACGACTTCTGCGCGTGGGTCCGGCTCTGGGAGCTCGAGTCGGGCTGCCTGGCCGTCAAGATGCGCTTCTGGCTGCCCCGCGTCGCCTTGACGCGCTTCCCGGATCGTCCCTACGAGGAATGGACACGGGCGGGGATCCTCACGGTGACCGAGGGCGATACGACGGACCTGGACCTCGTCGAAGAGGTCGTCCTCGAGGATGCCCGGACCGAGGGCCTGCTGGAAATCGGGTTTGACAGACGCTTTGCGAATCAGCTCGCGCTGCATCTGCAAGGCGCCGGGATCACAATGGTGGACACGCCGCAGGGCTATGCGCTGAACGAGTCCATCAAGGCGATCTCGAAGGTCATCGCGGACGTCCAGCTCGCCCACGGGAACCACTTGATCATGACGTGGATGATGGACAACGCCGTGCTGCGGACGGGCCGCAACCGCGAAGTCCGGCTGGATAAGGACGCGGCGAAGGAGAAAATCGACGGGCCCGTGGCCCTGGTGATGGCGAATGCGCGGCGCATCGCGCAGGTGCCCGCGCTGGTCGCCGACGATCCCGAATTGGTGACCGCATGAGACTCTCCGTGCGCGACCACCCGCGCGAGGCCGGCGTTGCCCGCTGCACGCTGGACGGGGTCGATATCACAGCGGATTGCTACGCGGCTGACGACGACGAAGGCTGGGCGGATTGCTTCGTGCGCAACGCGGCGGGCCAGCACGTCGTCCGCGGCGGCATGGTGGCGAAGGAGCGGCGGCGCGGCATCGTGGTCCTCGACTTTCCGAAAGGGCTCGACTGATGGAGAAGACGAATCGACCCGGGCGCCCGACGCTGGATGACGACGGCGAACGCTCGACGCAGGTGACGGTCCGCCTGGCGCCGAAGGAGTTCGATACGCTCTACCAACGGGCCACGCGGGAGCGCGTGAGCGTGGCCGAAGCCATCCGCCGGGGGATCCGGCGTGACGGCCAACACAACCCGACCGAGTAGTTTCCGAAGTCAAAAATAGGTCGCCTGACCATCCTCCCCCACACTGCGGGAGGTGTTCCCCCGATTCCGCGCCTGGTGCTGGTGGCTGCCGCCGTGTCTGCTGCGGTCCGTCATCGTCAATCTGAAGTCTGACGACACGGTCGCGCTGAAGGGCGTGCTCTGGGCCACGCGTGGCCCCTGGCTCACGCTGCGGAACGTCTCAGCGCTGCGGACGATCGGCGGCCCGACGCCGATGGATGGCGAAGTGGTCGTGCACCGGGGGAACGTCGCGTTCCTGCAGGTCGTGCGCTGATGGTGATCCAGAGCTTCGGGCAGCTCGAGTCGCTGGCGCCACCGTCGCCGACGTGGCAAGTCTCGAGCGGCGTCCTGGATCTCTATGCGGGCCGCGCGCTGTCGTACCTCGAAATCTATCGGACCCAGCCGAACGTGCGCACGTGCATCGATTTCCTCGCGCGCAACATCGCGCAGCTCGGGCTGGTTGCCTATCGCCGCGTCAGTGACACCGATCGCGCGCGTCTGCCGCAGGATCATCCGCTGCAGCGTCTGCTGCAGCAGCCGAATCTCTTTACGACGCGCTATCGGTGGATCGAAAGCACGATGCAGGATCTCGGCATCTACTTCAACAGCTACGCCTTGAAGATCCGATCCGTGCCGATGGCGCTCGTCCGGCTGCCGCCCTCCCAGATGACCGTGACCGGCACGCTGCTGCCGACGGGCTATTCGTGGCGGAATGAATCGGGGAAGCCCACCCCGTTCGCGCCGACCGAGATCGTGCACATCGGCGGCTACGGGGCGGGCCTGATGGGGTTGTCGCCGCTTGAAACGCTACGCCGCCTGCTCGCCGAAGAGTCAGCGGCCAACGACTACCGGCAGCAGATGTGGACGAACGCGACGCGCGTCGAAGGGGTCATCGAACGGCCGAAGGACGCGCCCAAGTGGACGCCGACGAAAGCAATCCTGGCGCGAGC